AGATCCTTAACAAGAGTCTTGTTTTCTTTGGTTAGATCTTTAATAACTTGTCTAAACTCTTTTGTCATTTTACATGTGCTTTTGGTTTTGCATTAACATTCTTAGTTTTTCATTTTCTTTCTTGATATGATCAGACAGTAAGCTAACATATATTTCCCTTTCCCAGGGCATCATATCTTCAATTTCGGATAGTCTGTAGTTGTGTTGATGCATTAGAGAAAAATTTAGTGTATAATAATTAACTAAATTATCCTGAGAAAGGGTTATACGAAAAAATTACTTAAACCCTCAAGTACAGTTTCGGTATGCTTTCCACATTTTTCACAGTCTGCTTCCACATGCTGAGTTACTTTAGGGGCAGTAATAAAGAACGCTTCTATTTTATCAAACTGCTCTTTAGTGAGAGATAGTACAAATTCTTTAACCTCTTCTGGTGCTTGTTCGCTTGTATGCCAGTAATTTTCTGCGTCGTAAATACCTGCAATATTGCGAGTGATCATATCCACGACCTTTTCAGCATCTTCAGAAGCATAAACTTCTAATACGTCTTGAAAAGGTGGGTATCTCATCTCCACACTATACATGTCATCAAGTTTAATTCGATTGGTATGATCGGGCTGTTTGATAATTTTTAAATCATCAATATTAAACGATGTTTCGATTTTATTACCGCAATCGCAATTAACGATTACATCAACTTTTTCACTGATTGATTTTGCTCGTAAATTAAGAAAAATATATTCTGTGTCGAAGTGTGGTAGTTCGGATACCTTCAACTTATTAAATGTACAAGCATCGATCAACTCACAGATAATTCTTGTTACTTCGGTATTATCCGCATCGGCCATTGCAAGCAATACCTTATGTTCTTTTACAAGAAACGGGCGGTATTTTATTTTTTTACCGGTAGAAGGTTGAGTCAATTCAAATATAGGTGTGTTTAATTTAGGTAATGACATAATAACTCCATTTTAAGCTGCGGGGGGTAGATCGGAACCCGGGGTATCTTCAAGATTACCAGTTTGCCAATTCCATTGTTTTCTATACTCAGGTAATCTTGAATCAAAAGTTGGTACTTCGGGTCTTTGTAAAATTCTTGGAATATCGACTGGATTTTTCTGCGCTTCAATTCCTGTCCGCTTCCAATAACGGAATGCAAACGTAATGTTTAATCTATGAGTTTGATTCTGCGCACTATTATTCAACTCCATAATGTTCATACTTCTTGGAAACGCCTCCAGTAGTGTTACCTCATATGTGGAGTTATTTTGTTCGTCAAGTTGACTGATTACAACAGTGGTAATATATTCTTCTTGATAGCCAACGGTAAATGTTTCCGGATCCACTATTACATGCATCCAGTCCTCAAAAAATTTACGAACATTCATGTTTCTATCAACATTGAATGTCATGGTTAAGCCATCACCACCGTAGTCCGAACTTACCGGTCTTTGGTACGCGGGACCGAATATACGATAGGCTTTTGTATTAATTGTTAGACCGGGGATACTTGATTGGTCAATATAAAGACTGGTAAGATTACTTATAGCACCGTATCGGGCTTGAAGGGCGGGTGGGGGTAAGATGTAAACTTCAAAGCGATTTACCCGGGAAAGACCCGCACCGTCTAGTATTTCTGATCTAAAGTTCTCTAAACTAAACGTAGCCATTATGGCGTTCCTTAAAACTGCGGATGCCCGCGATATACGAATCTTTCAACGGGTAGTTGAGACGCGGTAACCCAGTCGGGGTAATTTATCTTTAATAGTCTCGATTTAAGATGGGAAAACAGATATCTTTTTACGCTGTCCTGTACCGGTGCCATTCTAGAATAACTAGATAATATTTCCCAATTAATATTAAGTCTAGTACTTTCTGTTGTAGCTCTACCTGTAGCGTGCTTATGCAGCGCTTCTAATAATCTTAGTCTTTGAATATAGTTAAGATAGTGCAAATTAATACCGTAAAACCCGTCCTCTACAATAGTAAATGGTAGAACTAACGGGAACATATCCCAATATGGCAGCACGTCTTTATACTTTGCATCATATGCGAACAAATACATATTGCCAGGTCTTACGTGACTGGTAAGAATGGTGGCATTTTTTAGAAGTAAGCTGGGATTCGTTACATTATTTGATAATGTTTTAATCTGATCCCTATACCAATCCACCGATCGCTTGGTATCACCAGGTGTCAGTCTTAGTGGATTAAAGGGATTTGTTCTTTGATTCTTCATCTATATATTTATTGTTATACGATACCAAGATCATTTTCAGTTAAAACAAGAAATTTCATACCCCTATCCAGGCAAAATTCATCCGCCGCCTTCCATTTAGCCTGATTGACCCCGTACTGCATTACTTCCTGTATGAATTTTTTAGTTTTTCTTTCCGGTATTGGTGGCGGTTTAGTAAAGCGATCGGGTTTGATTTCGATTAGATACTTAGTAATACCCCCGGACTTATCGACTATTTTTAGATAAAAATCAACAAAGTATCTGTGTACTCTGCGGTCAACCGGAGACATGTACGGAATGACGGCTATCTCAGACCCCCATTCTACAACTGAGTTGTTATTATCACACCACTTCATGAACTTAAGTTCCCAGAGTGATCGGTACACCACGTCGTTAATATCACCTCTATATTTCGATGGGTTATTTACTCTATAACGACCCTTGTACGTATTCTTATACATCCCGGATAAATAATTACTCACACATTAACTTATTTATCCAATGTCTCAACGTTTAGAAACCGGCCCAAGATTACGCGGTTCGGAAGAGTATACAATACAGGATCAAAATTTCTTTGGTAGTAGAGGTAAACACGCTCTTAAGATATTTCAATATCCTGCCGATCTGCACAAACAAGATCTTCTTCACTACGTTGAATTTGCAATTAATGTAAGAGGTAAGTCTAAGTACAATAATGAAAATAGAGCGTTTTCGGTTACCCCTACCTCGGATAATAAGCTAACACCAGAAGCCGTTAGTACAGTAGCTACTGTTGGTACGGCGGCAGCGGTAGGTATTGCCGCGGGTGCGCTAACAGGTACCCTTGTTAGTAGGTATGTCGAGCGAGCCTCTAAGACCGGGGTCCCGGTAAATCCTAAGTTAGCCGGTGTGGCAGGTACATTGGTAGGTGCAGCAGCGGCTACTGGGGCAGCTACTTTTGTTAATGCTAATGATATGACTAGACCGGATACATCGCAAAGAATTACTGATGTTATCAATCTCCACGTTGATGGTCCCCCGGCTGTAAGATACGGTATGAAGTATTCTAATAAAGACCTCGGTACGCTTGCCGGTATTATTGGTACGGGGTTTGGTGAAGGGTCCCTGGCGTCGTTAAAGGGGGTGGGTGAAGCTTCTGCAGCCGCTCTTACAGCATTTGCAAAGTTACCTGGTGCCCTAGGGGCAACAGACGTAAGGTCGGCATTGAGTGCATCGGCGAAGACGTCATTAAACCCGTTTAGCGAGGTGATATTTGAGTCGGTTGATTTTAGATCATTTGCATTTAAATATCGTTTCTTTCCGAAAAATAAACAAGAATCCGACTCTGTACGTGCAATTATAAATTTGTTTAAATTCCACATGCACCCGGAAATGTCTGCAAGTAAGCTATTCTACATCTACCCGTCGGAATTTCAAATCACATATTTCTTTAATAAAAACGAAAATACCTACACGCATAAATTTTTACCATGCGTTCTGGAGAGTATGGAAGTAAGTTATGGTGGTGATCAGTTTTCTACCTTTAAAGATGGCAATCCAACAGAAATAAACGTAACACTTTTATTCCGTGAGACCGAGCTTCTTACAAAGAAAACAATTATGGATGCACAGGGAGATCTGTAATGTATTTCGAGCGATTTCCAAAAACTCTTTACTCCCTGGATGATAGAGATACTGTACAAGCAGTAACTAATATAACCCTTCGAGTTGTGCTGTCGGATGAGATAAAAAATAATCTAAGTGCCTATGATGAATATGATATTAGAGAAGGGGAGACCCCCGAGATACTTGCCGATATCATGTATAATAACCCGCAGCTGCATTGGATTATTCTTCATGTGAATGATATATTAGATCCTCGCTTTGACTGGCCGTTATCCCAGCAAACTCTCTATGATTATACTGCGACAAAGTACACCGATATAAACGGTATTCATCATTATGAAGATAATGAAGGTCTATATGTTACCGGTAACGTGATAATGAATTCAAGCGGGGGATTTAGTAATTTTTATAGCGGTAATGTAATCTCTAATAGCACTAATAGTGGTACAGGGGTTATTGTCTCTAAAACGTCGAATTCTAACGTTACTGTTCTAGTAAGTAGTGGGGGGTTTAAAACCGGGGAT